GACCCGCAGGCGTTGGCCGCTCACGTTCTCAAGACCGGTTTCGACATTAAGGATCCTGAACGGTTCCTGATACAACCCCAGGCTGGACCGCAGGCGGGAGGCCCCGAAGGCCCACCCGCCGCTCCCCCTGGCGGGGTTCAGGAACCAACCAGGGCGCCGGCATCCCCCATGCCGCCCCCTGGGGCACCGCCAGGAGGGGCTTTCGCTCCGACTGGTGGGGTTCCTCCAGAGCTGCTTTTGCAGCTGAAAAACCAGATGGGACTTGAACTACCTGCGCTGTAACCCCGCCTTGTGGGACAGCGTGATTTATCTAATAGGAGCAACCGTATAGGACTCCCCCAGAAGGGACATGAAGTGCCCGAAAACATGGAAGCAACGGAATCCGCTGCGGCGGACACCCCAGAGGTTTCATCAGAAGCAACGACAGAACCTGGAGATGCCTACACCGTCAAGGTTGACGGGGAGGAGTCGCAGGTCAGCCTGTCGGAACTTCAAGACGGTTACCAGCAGGCTGAGGCGATTGCTTCAGCTTTGGAAACCGATCCAGCAGGCACCATTGCGGCGCTTTCGTCGGCTTTCGGCGTGACGGACACCCTACCGGCTACCGAACCGAACTATTCGGACGGTGTCGAGGAGGATCCGACGACGAAGCGGCTAGCGCACCTTGAGGCTCAGATGGAGCGGCAGGCGCAGACACACAGACAACAGGCTTTAGAGCGCGAAGTTCACAACCTGAAGAAGAAGTACGGCGATTTCGACACGGCAGAGCTGTTCCGACATGCTTTGACGAATCGGATTCCCAACCTGGATGCTGCTTTCACGCACATGAAGTACGGGGAAGTGGCGGACACGGCTGAGAAGCTCCAGAAGGACCAGGAGATCACCGACGCGAAACGCGACGCCACGAAGGTGGCGAGCGGCAGCGGCACCCAGGCGGGGGCCGTCGTGTCGGAGGGTGGTTCCGACGGGAAGCCGTCTTCACTGAGGGAAGCGTTCGCTCTCGCCAAGAAGCAACACGGCACCTAACAACCCTAAAGGGGTGAGAAACTTATGGCTGGTAACAGCTCTTTTGATGAGATTCTTACCACCACGCTCAGGAACTATGTCCCCAAGCTGACAGATAACATCTTCAGCGCAAGGCCGTTGTTCTACGCTCTGACGAATGGGCAGACCATTCGTCGGATCAGTGGTGGAGCGAAGATCGTCGTCCCGATCATTTACGGGACCAACTCGACCGCTGGTTCATACAGCGGCACGGATACTATCGACGTTACGGCTCAGACTGGTATTAGCGCGGCTGAGTACGACTGGGGACAGTATGCGGCCACGGTGACCATTTCGGGCATCGAGGAAGCCAAAAACAACGGTGAAGCTCAGATCATTGATCTGCTGGAAGGCAAGATTTTCCAGACGCAGGAAACCATCATCGAGAACATGAACACCATGTTCTGGGCCGATGCAACTGGCAACAGCGGCAAGGACTGGAACGGTCTAGCCAACATTGTCGGCGGAACCGGCGTGACCCTTGGTGGAATCGATCCGCTTGGCGCTGGTAACAGTTGGTGGAAGTCCACTGAAGTCAATCAGGCTGGTGCAATCACTGTAGCCAGCATGGCTAACATCTATAACACCATTTCGGTTGGTAACGACCAGCCGACTATCGGCATCACCACGCAGGCTTTGTACGAGAAGTACGAGGCGCTCTTGGATGGCCAGATTCGGTACACGGATACCGATATGGCTGACGGTGGGTTCCAGAACCTGCTGTTCAAGGGATGCCCCGTGACCTTTGACGGTGCTGCTGCCTCTGGTCAGTTCCTGTTCCTGAACACCAAATACTTGCAGTTGGTGGCTCATAGCGATGTCTGGTTCAAGCCGACACCGTTCGTGCGCCCAACCAATCAGGACGCTGTGTACTCACAGCTCCTCTGCTACGGCCAGCTCACATGCAGCAACCGTGCGCGACAGGGCTTCATGTACGGGGCTACCTGATCCTGATGGGACGAGGATTCGCTTACGCTCACAAGGTTGGCTCACGCCCATACGGGCAGCCCGCTGGTGACAAGTTTCGGGATTCGACACCGCGGCCTCAAACCGTGGGGTTCTCCCGCAACGTCCAGCAAGTCAACCCGATAGGCGGCGAACCCGTTGTCCCAGAATCGGTCAGGTGCAGTTCTCTGACCCGCGACGGGGTGCCCTGCAAGGGGCGCCCCGTCGGGGACGGAGACCTGTGCGTCTTCCATAGGGAGTAGGCGTGGACATTTCGACCATGCGGTCGTATGTCCGCTCAGTGGTCGACATCGACTCGTCGGACATTTCTGACGATGTGATGAACCGCTTCCTGGGTGAAGCCTACGATGTGATTGTCTATTCGGAGAAACGCTGGCCGTTCTTCGAGGTTGCGACCACGTTCAGCACTGTGGCCTCCCAGAAGGATTACACGGTCGCTGTTGTGGGGGCGTCGGTCACGAACGGGTTGCGTGAAATAGCAGCCATCAGGACCGACAATCATGTCCTCGAATACATCGGCCGTGACGACGGCGATGTGATCTACCCGTTGGATGGCAATACCACGGGTAATCCGTGGTATTGGTCTTTCTGGGCTGATTCGATTCGCCTCTATCCGACCCCAGGGTCGGTCGACACTGTTTACGTTCGGGGGTATAAGGATCCTGCGGCGTTCGGCGCTGGGGTCTCAGACGCCACCGAGCCGTCTGATCTGCCGACACCGTTCCACATGGTTCTTGCTACTTACGGGATTGCCCGTGCTTATGAGCAGCAGGAAGATCCGACGATGTCGGCGCAATACTTTTCGATCTTCAACCAGGAGTTGGAGAACCTTCGTGCCCGCTACGAGGACATGCCGGCCGCTCAACCGGTCAGGTTGAACAGCCGGTCGGTGTCGCGGTGGATGTCGCAGTCGTACCTGCCGAATCGGTTGCGTTATTCGTGGGAGCTGTAGGTGGCCTCCACTACTTGGAAACTTGAGGCCCTTGAGGCTTTCACGGGTGGCCTGAATCTTCGTTCCGATCAGTTCAATCTGGCCGAGAACGAATCCCCCGACCTTCTCAACGTCCTTGTCGATCCGCGTGGCGGGATTCGCCAACGTGATGGTGTGGACCGCAGGAACACGACGGCGTTGAGTGACGACATCCAGGGCATCTGGGCGTTGCACACCGACAGCGGCACCAATCAGGTAATGGTCAACTATGGCACGAAGGTCGCCCACAGCGCGACGGCGAACTTCACCGACCTGACCGGCATTACTTCTCGCACGGACGGCAGCCGCGTGTACGGGGTGACGATGAACAATGTTGCCTACGGGGTGTCTTACGACCAGGTGTGCTTCAAGTGGGATGGGTCCACGGCGACTGATCTGGGGGTCACGTTCGGGTCTGGTGGCAACATGCCGCAGGCCCAGTACATCGCAGCGTGGAACAACTTTGCGTGGGTTGCCAACACCTACGAATCGGGAACGAACCACAAGTACCGTTTGCGATGGTCGAACGCCAACGATCCTGAAACGTGGACGGCGGCCGACTATGTCGACATCGACAAGGGCGACCACGGCGACTACATCACGGGCCTGTGCCCGATGGGTGACCGCCTGCTGGTGTTCAAGTCGAATTCTTTCCAGGTTGTGACGTTGAGCAACGATGTCGGGTCGGTTCCGTTGTCGTCGCCGGTAGCGACCCCGTTCGGGGTGTTCTTCTGGTATGCCGACCAGGGCGCCTACCTGTACAACCGTGAGGGGTTCGTCTGGATCTTCGACAAGATGTCGCCGGCTGTGGACGACGGGCGCATCTCGTTCGCCATGAACCCGCAGCTCGGATGGGGAAACAACAAGCTGTACGTTTCGGTCGACTGGACGGAGGGCGGGTCAACGACCCGTCGGACGTTGATTTACGATCCGACGATTGCCGGCGGCGCCTGGGTGACGACCGATATTGATGCTGCGGCCATGTATTCGTACCGGCCACCGAATGATTCTTCAACCGTTTACGGGGCGTGTGTCGCCAACACGGGCGTGTTGATCGACGTTGAAGACGAACAGAACCGGTCCACAGACCGGTATGCGTCTTCTGCGGAAACGCACATTTCGTCGTATTTCGTTACACGGTGGGTGTCGGGCAAGAATCCGATTGTGAAGAAACGATGGGGTCGGCCGAGGATGGTCACCTCTGCTGAGGCGACTATTTCGTTGCCTGTCTCGGTTTTCAAGGATTACGACAAGTCTGCTGCCACTGGCAGTTTCACTGTGAGCATTTCGGGGAAAACGTCTACTTCGTTGTGGGGGACAGCGAAATGGGACGACGGTGATTGTGGTGCTGAATCTGCCCACACTCGGGACAGCGAAATCTATAAGTGTGAAAGTAAGCGGTCCAACTTCCAACAACCATTGGGAAATGAACGCTTTGGCTTTTGCCTACACGCCCAGGAGGCTCCGATAGATGGCGACACTGGCCGTTACCAACTCGTTCTCCGCCGGCACCACGATTGTGGCCGCGGACATGAACCAAAACTTTGACGATGTCGAAGCGTTCGTCAACAGCACCCCTGGTGTCATCCAGAACAGCATTGTCGACGCTAAGGGTGATCTGATTGCGGCAACCGGTTCGGATGCCGTTTCCCGTCTGGCTGTGGGCACCAACACCTATGTGTTGACGGCTGATTCGACGGAAGCGACGGGTCTGATCTGGGCTGCGCCGACAACGGGTGACATCACGGGGATTACGACGGCAGCCAACTCGTCGCTTGCGGGGGGTGCGACCTCGGGGACAGCCACGTTGACCGCGGATGTCAACAATAGCACGGTGGCTACGGCAACGACCGCCGATTATGTTCTGATTGCTGACACTGATGCCGCCAACGCTACGAAGAAGGCGTTGATTTCGGATATTACGGCTGCGGCCCCTCAGGGGACGGTCACGGCGGTTACTGGGACAGCTCCGATTGTGTCGTCTGGTGGGACAACGCCGGCTATTTCAGTAGTGACCGATAACGCCCAACTCATTTTGAACAACACTGTCTTCAACTAAGGAAAGATCATGGCAACATATTCCAAGCAGCTTCTCAGCGGAACCGCTGCCAACGGCAGAAACATCAAGGTTGCTGCTACAGCAACGGCGGGAACGCTGATTCATACGGCGATAGCGGGCACTTCTGACCTGGACGAAATCTGGTTGTATGCGTGCAACACGTCTGCGTCTGATGTGAAGCTCACCATCGAGTACGGCGGCGTTGCTTCACCTGATGATCTGTCTGAGGTTACGATTACTGCTGAGGCAGGCTGGGTTTTGGTGTGCCCAGGGACACTGTTGCAGAATGGCCTGATTGTCAGGGCGTTTGCTGGGACAACGAATGTCATCAACATCAACGGTTACGTCAACCGCATTACTGCCTAGCACATGTTTCGTCAGGATCGCACCAACCCGTCTACCGCTGTTTCTAACTGGCGGGGGCGGCATGACACGCCGAAGGCGTGGCCTTCGACGGCTGTGTCTTCTTGGTTGAATGGCGGCCTGTTTGGCGCTGCTGGTTTGACGGCGTTTGGTGGGATCATCACGCAGTATGTGGATGGTGCCACGACGTATCGGGTTCATACGTTCCGTGGTTCAGGCAAGTTCTTTGTGTCTGCTGGTGCGGCTGATGTGGATTACCTGATTGTCGCTGGTGGCGGCTCGGGCGGTGGTGGCGCAGGTTCAGCGGCCGATGGCGGCGGCGCAGGAGGAGGCGCTGGCGCTTTACGCACGGCGACAGGTTCGGTAGCCGTGAGTGCGGGTTCATACACGATCACCGTTGGGGCGGGGGGGTCGGTTGCACAAACTTCGGGCAACGGTAACGCTGGCGCTAACTCTGTTGCCCTTGGCGTTACTTCCACGGGTGGCGGCTATGGGGGTGGTTGGACTGGCGGCGCAAACGGCGGTACGGGCGGCTCGGGCGGTGGAGGCGGCTCAAACCTTTCTGCATCGGGTTCGGGCGGCACTAGCGACGCTTACGGCAACGATGGTGGCGATGGTATGCACGGTGGTGCCATGCCTCTCGGTGGTGGCGGCGGCGGCGCTGGCGCGGTCGGTTCTGATGCAGCACTCGCTGCCGTAACGGGCAGCGGCGGCGCTGGTAGCACGGGCAATATCGGCATCTCAGCGACGACGCGCACCTACGCTGGCGGCGGTGGTGCCGCGACAACTGGATCGACAACAGGCGGTGGTGGGGGTGCGGGCGGCGGTGGTGCTGGAGGTCCGTGGGCTGGCGGTTCTGGCGGGGTTCCCAACACGGGCAGCGGTGGCGGTGGCGCAGGCGGCGGCTACAGCACCGCTGGAGCGCCGGGCGATGGTTCCACGGGCATTGTCATCATCCGATACGAGGTGGCCGCATAATGGCTGATCCCGCATACATCGTTGATGGTGTTCTCACGGACGGCGAGGCATGGGTCGCTGTTGCATCGGCAGAACCAAGTGCGGCACAGGTCACGTTCACCTCCACCGATGACGGCCAGGTCGGGGACTTCTCCCAGTACATGGATCTCGTAATCATCTCTTACTGCCGGAGTGCCGCTAGTGGTAGTTGGAAAGACATCTTTCTAAACTTCAACAACGACACGGCAGGCAACTACAGCGCCCAAGATTTCTATGGCAACGGTACTTCGGTTGGGGCGCAAGCCACCAATCCTTCTTCTACAGGGTTGGCGTATGTGGCGGGTTCCGATTCTACGGCCAATGTTTTTTCAGCGGTGATTCACAACATCTTCGACATCAACTCTGGTAAATGGAAAACCGTTACAGCCCAGTGTGCTGCCCACGATAGTAACCCTGCCACTATTTGGATGGAGGCTGGCATCTGGAAAAGTCAAGCCGCCATAACTGAAATCGATGTGTCGATCACTGGTACATGGGCGGCGGGGAGTCGCTGCGACCTGTTTGGTGTGCTGCCAAGGATGGTGGCCTGATGGCGATAATCGAAGCAATCGAAACCGTCTACTTGGAGGCGGACAACGTAACAACCGTGACGTTCACCTCTATCCCCGCCTCCTACGAACGCCTCCAGTTGCGGATCACATCCCACGATCAGGAACTCATAGGCGCGAACTACTTGTACGTCCGACTCAACAACGATTCGGGCAGCAACTACTCCAATCATTTCATGGAAGGCTATTCAGCCTCCTCCTTCGCTGGGACGAATACGGCTCAG